TGCTTTTGCACACGGTCGCGAAATTCCGCGTTTTGTAACATTCGGGGTTCGCGCTAGGCGTTTTCGTAACAATTCGCTAGGGTTTGTAACATGAAAACTGAATTGGTGAAGATTGCGTCGCTGAAGCCGGACAAAGACAATGCGCGTCGTCATGGGGAACGGTCGATTGCGTCGATCGCGGAATCGTTGCGTGCGTTCGGTCAGCAGAAACCGATTGTGGTGACGTCGAAAAATGTTGTGGTTGCCGGGAACGGAACGCTTGAAGCGGCCAAGTCGTTGGGTTGGACGGAATTGGCGGTTGTGTATCTGCCGGATGGTTGGTCGAAGAAACAGATTCAACAATTCGCGATTGCGGATAATCGCACCGCTGATTTGTCGGATTGGGATGTTGACCAGTTGGTTTCCCAATTGAATGCGTTCGATGCTGATGCGACGGTTGCTGTTGGGTTCACGGAAGACGAAATCAAAGATTTGTTGGAATTCCGTGATCGACCGTTCGTGACCGTCCGTGCCAACGTTGACGATCTAATCCCGCATCCAAAGAATTATCAAACACACCCGGATGACCAATTGGATCAGATTATTGCGTCGATTGAACAAAACGGTTTTTATCGGAACATCGTGATTGCGGATGACAACACAATTTTGGCTGGTCATGGTGTGGTGTTGGCGGTGAAAAAGATGGGACGGAAACGTGTCCCGGTGATCCAATTGCCGATCGATTCGAACAGCCCGCAGGCGCTGAAGATTATCGTTTCGGATAATGAAATGAGCAACATGGCAGATGTTGACGATCGTGCGTTGACGGACATGTTGAAAAACATTTTGAGTGAATCCGAAACCGGCTTGGATGGAACGGGGTTCAATCCCGAACAGGTGAGTTTGTTGGCTATGGTGACGCGGTTCGAACATGAAATCGCTGACAAGCAAGCCGCAGCCGAATGGATCGGCATGGAAGATTTCGAACCACAAGCGGATGTGACCGATTTGATCATCCATTTTCGGAACGCCAAAGATCGTGAAGAATTCGTGAACCGATTTGACATCGGCATCGCGGAACGCAACCGGAAGAATTGGTCGGCTTGGTGGCCTGATACCGGGAAAGATGATGTTTCATCGTTGAAAGTCGTGGCGGATGACTGACCGGAAACCACGGTATCCGATCTATGTCCCGTCGAAGGGACGATGGGAAACACCGTTGACGGCTAAGTTTCTGCATGCTGATGGTGTGGATTTCAAATTGGTCGTCGAACCATCCCAAGCGGATTTGTATCGCGAACATGTTCCGTTCGCAGAATTGTTGATTTTGCCGGAAGACAACATGGGTGCGATTGGTTCCCGAAAATGGTCAATGGAACACAGCATCAAAAATGGGCATGCCCGACATTGGAGCATCGACGACAACATCAAAAAAACATTGAAATTGCACAAAGGCAAACGCATCCCCTGCAACGCGAATATTGCATTGGCCGCAGTCGAAGAATTCACGGATCGGTACACAAACATCGGCGTATCCGGTTTGAATTACGACACGTTCGTCACAGATCGTCCACCAGCACCATTCAATTTGAACGGCAAAGTATATTCCGCATCGTTGGTCAATAATCAGACACCACACGGTTGGCGTTTGTCCCACAACGAAGACACGGATTTGTGTTTGCAGATGTTGGCAAATGGATACACAACGGTTTGTTTCAATGTGTACATGATTCAGAAAGTGCGCACCATGACAATCAAAGGTGGAAACACCGATGACCTATATCGTGGCGATGGTAGGCTAAAAATGGCGCGAATGTTGGAACGGCAATGGCCGCATGTTGTGACTACAGATCGACGCTACGATCGACCACAACATGTGGTCAGCCACAATTGGCGTCGTTTCGACACACCATTGATTCGTCGGGATGATATTGATTGGGATGCCATCGAACAACGCAAACCCAAAGTGCGGTTGACGCAAGTTGCCGATGAAATCAAATCTGAAAGATTGCGGAACATGTTGGAGGATCAGAAATGACCACGCGTGGACGACCGCCGAAACCGATTGAACAAAAACGGATGTTGGGCAATCCGGGGAAACGACCGTTGCCATCTGAATCGCAGATTCAAGTATTACCAGCCGCCGATGAAATCCCTGTGCCAGATCGACCATTGGGGAAACCCGGTCGGGAATTGTGGGATCGGGTTTGGGAATCCGGTGCGTCATGGATTTCACCACACACGGATGTTGAATTGTTGTTGATTACATGCGAATTGGTTGACGAACGGTGGCAGTTGCGCGCTAAGGTTTTGCAAGATGACGACCCGCGTATGCGTCGCCAATTGAATGATTTGACACGGTTGATCATCGGCAATCTGTCGTTGTTGGGTTTCACACCGACTGACCGTTCCCGTTTGGGTGTCGCCGAAGTCAAGGCGCAATCCAAATTGGAAGAATTGATTGCCCGTCGTGATGCGCACAGATAGTTGGCCGCCTAGATGGTTGACGCCGGTTCCGGAAGAAGCGATCGAACGCGGTCGTGTCATGGAACCGGTCGCCGAATTCATTGAATCGTATGGAATCATCACCAAAGATTCCGTCGCCGGCAAATCCGGTTCACCGTTGGTGTTGCGTCCGTGGCAGAAAAGTTTGGTCGAACACCTGTTCGCATCGGACGAAGATGGATTGCGTCACCGTGTTTCATTGGTTGGGATGCCTCGAAAATCAGGGAAATCGGCGCTGGGTTCGGTGTTGGCGTTGTATTCGCTTATTTTAGGGCCGCGTGGTGGCGAAGTGTATAGCGTTGCGGCTGAAAAAGAACAGGCGCGAATCGTGTTCAAAGATGCGCAACGTGTCATTGAAGCGTCACCGGAATTGTCGTCGTTGATGACGTTGTACCGGGATGCGGTCGAATTCAAAGCGTTCGGTTCCGTCTATCGGGTTTTGTCCGCTGAAGCGTATTCCAAAGAAGGGTTGAATCCGCATTTCGTTTTGTTCGACGAATTGCATGCGCAACCGAACCGTGAATTGTTCGATGTCATGTCGTTGGCTATGGGTGCCCGTGGAAAACAAGCAACGTTGGTCGCCATCACAACCGCTGGAGTGAAAGCCGACAATTCCGGAAAAGATTCAATCGCGTATTCGCTGTACCAATACGGTCAGAAAATTGCCCGTGAAGAAGTCACCGACGATCCCAGTTTTTTCATGGCGTGGTGGGAATCATCCGGCGATCACCGGTTGGAATCCACATGGCGTGAAGCGAATCCCGGTTTCGGCGATCTGTCCGATCCATCCGATTTCGTGTCCGCCGTGAAACGAACACCCGAATCAGAATTCCGAACCAAACGATGCAACCAATTTGTGTCGTCTAGGGACACTTGGCTGCCTGATGGGGTTTGGGAAAAATGCGGTGGCGATTTCGAAATATCTGCGGACGACGATTTCGTGTTGGGGTTCGATGGTTCGTTTTCCAATGACACGACCGTCATCGTCGGTGCGACCATCCCCAAAACGGATGATGATCCCGTCCGGTTGTTCATGGTCAAAGCATGGGAACGCGATTTCGAAAAAGATGACGAATCGTGGCGTGTGGACATCGCCGATGTCGAACAAACCATCATGGAATTCTGCAAACGGTATCCACGCGTCAAAGAAATCGCTTGCGACCCGTTCCGTTGGCAACGATCGATGCAAGTGTTGGAAGAAGCCGGATTGCCGATTGTCGAGTATCCCAGCACATCACCTAGACGGATGGTGCCAGCCTGTGCAAAATTTTTTGATGCCGTGGTTGAAGGCAAATTGATTCACGACAACGACCCATTGTTGTCCCGCCATGTTGACAACGCCGTCGTCAAAGTCGATCACCTGGGGCCGCGAATCGTCAAAGACAAAAAATCTAGTCCACGAAAAATCGATGGCGCTGTAGCCGCCGTCGTCGCCGTCGACCGTGCTACTGTGGCTAGAATAGATGAAGTAATACCACAATTTTTTGGATGAAAATGATTTCAACAATCTTGCAGATGGTAGGCGCACTAGCAATCACGGTCGGTGCGACGTTGATTGCGGTTCCAATCGGTTTGATTGTTGGGGGATGTTTCGCCATTGTCATCGGTATCGCGATCGGGCGATAAGTCTGGCTTATCGGAATAGGACAATCAATGGTTTTCGACAGATTTTTTGAACAGCGTGCCATCAGTTATCAAACGGTGTTCGAATCCGGTGATGACATTGCGTTCGGCAATCTGTCATCCACGAACATCAATGCTGACACGGTGTTTCAGGTCAACGCCGTTTTTTCTGCCATTTCGCTAATCAGCGACACCATTTCAACATTGCCGTTGGATTGTTTTCGTCGCGATGGGGAAACCCGTGTGCCGTTCCGACCACGTCCGGCATGGGTTGATCAACCCGACGTCGATGTTCCCAAAGCCGCATTCTATTCTGCGGTGATTACATCGTTGCTGTTGGATGGGAACGCATTCATCCGTGTGTTCGCTAACCGTCGCGGTGAGGTTGTGAATCTGACCGTGTTGAATCCGATGACCGTGACGATCAACCGGAACGGGCTTGGCCGCTTGCAATTCAAAGTCGAAGGCGAAGACAAGATGTTGACCGCTGAAGACATTGTGTTCATCCCCGATGTTGTACAACCCGGCAACGTGCGCGGTGTTTCCCGTGTCAAAGCGCTGAAAGAAAATTTCGGCTTAGCAATGGCGTTGGAGAATTTCGCTAGCACCTTTTTCGGCTCTGGCACGAACATGAACGGTGTCATTGAGTTCCCAGGCAATCTGACGGCGGAACAGGCACAAAATCTGGCAAACGGATTTGACAGTCGTCACCGTGGATGGCGCAAGGGGCACCGCACCGGTGTTTTGTCCGGTGGCGCACAGTTCAAACCAACGCAGATCGATCCGGAAAAATCGCAAGCGCTTGAAGCGCGACGCTTGGCGGTCGAAGATGTTGCCCGTGCATTCAATGTTCCACCGCACCTGTTGGGTTTGCCCGGAACAAATTCATACGCATCCGTCGAGCAAACGAACTTGGCTTGGGTAACTCACGGACTGCGTCCCATCATCAGCAAAATCGAAGATGCGTTGTCACCGTTGTTGTCACGATCACCGAACGGCGAATTCGCGTTTCTGCGTTTCAACGTCGACGGTTTGCTAAGGGCAGACATCCAAGCCCGAATGTCAGCGTATTCGACTGGGTTGCAATCCGGTTTTCTGACGATCAACGATGTTCGCCGGTTGGAAGATTTGCAACCGATGGAAGACACATCGGCGGACATGGTAAGGGTACCCTTAGCAAATGTTGATCTGAATGAATCGCATGTCCGCGCACAAGCGGAACGCGTCCGTATGGCATCGGCACTTGTGTTGGCTGGTTATGATCCGGCAAACGTTTTGGCCGCTTTGGATTTGCCGGAAATCCCGCACACCGGATTGCCATCATCACAGTTGCAACCAATCAGCCAGATCGATCCGAACGATCCCGAATCCGTCTACGAGGTGGAATGATGCCAATCGTCAGTCGAAATGTAACGTGTTCCGATACAACCGCACAAAGAATTGTTGGTGCGGACAACATGCCACACAACGTGGTCATCCATAACGCCACAAAATCTTCCAACGAATACATCTACATTGGCGGTGCATCTGCCACGGCGGGAACCGCTGATGGAATGCACATCGATCCCGGTCAGACAATCTATTTGGATTTAGGTGTCAACGATGAAGTGTGGGCAACATCTGATCCCGATGGTTTGGTCGTTCAGGTGATGGACATCCGAAAGGAGGACTAGTGCCGTATTTCATTACCGATCAACACCCGGATTGTGACAATTGGGCTGTGGTCAAAGAATCAGGCGAACTGTTGGCGTGCCACGCATCACAGGATTCGGCTGTTGAACAAATGGTTGCCGTGTCGATTGCTGAAGACATGGAACCTGGCGGAACATATGAAGGCACGTTCCGGGCAATGCCAGACGAATTGGAAATCGGTGATTTTGTTCGGTGGCGTTCATCCGGCGGAACGGCACGCGGTCGTGTCGAACGAATCGTCCGTGACGGGGAAATCAACGTTCCCGATGCTGATTTCATTATCAACGGAACACCCGACGATCCAGCCGCATTGATCCGTGTGTACACAGAAACCGATGACGGTTGGGAACCGACCGAACGAATGGTTGGTCACCGGTTTTCAACATTGACGAAGATTGACGCGTTGCGGTCGAACGAATTCCGTCAAGTGAATCTTGCACCGCCGGCATACATGCGAGCCGCAGCCCGACGCGGTTTGGCGTTTGTCGAAGACGGTTTCGGCGGGGACGGTTTGGAAGATCGAACCATCCGCGAAGCCCGTGCAATGGCAAACGGAAGTGTCACAGCAGACAAATGGGTTCGGTTGCGTGCATGGATTGCCCGTCATCTAGTCGATCTTGACGCACCGGACGCGCAACCCGACGCCGATGGGTTCCCGTCACCCGGTGTTGTGGCTCATTTGCTATGGGGTTCAGGTCCCGGAAAAGCGGGTGCGCGTCGTGCAATGGAATATGCTGATGGCGTTGTTGCTAGACTAGAAGCAGAAAACGAAGGCAGATCGAAAGGTGCTGTGGTGCGGAAAATTGAACATCGGACGAATCCGGTGGATTACGAATTGCGCGAAACCGAAGACGGCATGGTTTTCGAAGGCTACGCGGCCATTTTCAATTCGGATTCCGAACCGTTGCCATTCCGGGAACGCATCGCACCCGGTGCATTCATCCGTTCGTTGAAATCACGCAATGACATCAAGTTGTTGTGGAACCATGACACCGGTGGAGTTTTGGGATCGACGCGAGCGAACACATTGTCGTTGGTCGAAGATGATCGCGGATTGAAAGTCACCGCATCATTGCCCAACACAACGACAGGTCGCGACGCGGCCGAACTGTTACGACGCGGTGATGTCGATGCCATGTCGTTTGGCTTTTCTGTCCCCAAAGGTGGCGACGAATGGAATACCGATGGCACCGAACGGACATTGAATGAAATCCGTTTGCACGAAGTGTCGATCGTGGCGTTCCCCGCTTACACGGCAACGGCGGGTACGGCAACCGTTCGTGGTTTGGACAAGATTGCGAAACGTGCTGGTGTGGATGCGGACGCGTTGGCGGATGCATTGATGCGGCTTGAATTGGGTGAAGAAATCACGACCGATGACCGCATGGTGTTGGAAAAGGTTTTGGACGACCATGCACCCAAAGATTCAACGGCGACAGAAACCGATCTGGTGGATGGGTTGTCGATGTTGGCGTTGAAGAAAAAGAAATTGCAATTGTTGAAAGGTTTCTAATGGCAACGCACGAACAAATCAAACAAACCATTTTGCGAGTCGCCGGCAACCCGGTTAGCGGTGTTGTCAAAGATTTAGCGGATGAATGGGCACGGCAGATTGTGGAATTGGACAATCCACCGGTTCAACGTTCCAAAGAAAAACGCGTGATGGAATCATCCGAAATCCGCTAAAGAAAAATCCCCCAGCCGATTGACTGGGGGATTTCTCTGTGTGCGGTTACAGCACGGGCATCATGTTGTTGATTTCGTCGTTCCAGATTTTCTGAATGTAGTCCTGAGCCTGTGTGCCCAGTCGGACGATGCGGTCGTCGTTGTCCATTGTGAAAATGTCGTTCACGATGCCGTCGTAGATTCCGTCGATGATTGCGTGGAAATCTGCGTGTCCGCCGTTTTCGCGTCGGATGTGACCGCCAACCCACGTCGCCAGTTCGTGCGGAACCATGTTCATGGTGACGGGACGTTCTTTAGCGATGACATCCAACACCATGCGCGTGTTTGCCATGTGTGTGTAGTTGATTGATTTTTCCATTTTGGGTTTCCCTTCGTTGTGTTTGATTAGATGCATTCGACGCAGACAATCATGTCGCCACCATCGGTCGGGTATGACGCGTTGGCGGCTCCACATTCGTCGCATGTTGGGCGATAGATCACGGATTCGATGTTTTGCATTTTGGGTTTCCCTTCTGTGTTGATATGACTATGGTATATCAATATCCCATTGTGTGCAATATTGCATCAAAATCAATTCGGCGGCCAAAACCAAAATCCCCAGTCAGACAACCCAAAAATCTGACCGGGGATTCACCTGGAAGAAAGGCATGAACCTACCGAAACAAACTGTACCACAATCGACCGACAACGATGGGCTACCATTGAACCATCGGAATTGTGAGTCAACCTCTGCCGATCGAAGCCGTTGAGCGTGACCGCCACGGGAACCATTGAACACACAAACAAGGAGAAACAACAGTGAGTGGATTCATCCGCACACAGCAGGAACTCCGCGCAAATCTGACTGAGCAAATCCGCGATGTAATCGAGGGTGCCGAGTCCGAGGGACGTGGATTAGATTCCGCTGAATTGGAAAAGATCGACCGCATCGAAGCCGACATCCGTCGGGCAGATGAAACGATCACCGTTGCCCAGCGCAACGAAGAAAGAAAAGCCGACGTCGCCGAGGCAACCCGCGATTTCGTACCTGCAGCCGAAACCGCCAGCGGTTCAGCGGACATTTTCCGTTCGTTGGCTCGTGGCGAAATGCGTTCGCACACCTTTGAGAAGCGTGCCACTTTGGTGCCTTCGGTCAACACCGTACCGGTCGACTTCCTTGACCGCGTGTTCGGTATTGCCCGACTCGTAGGTCCCATGCTGGACGTGTCCGAAGTCATCACCCGGTCATCCGGCAATGATCTTCGAATCCCGACGTACACAGCGTATTCAACGGCCGCGCAGTATGACGCAGGTTCGGCAATCGCAGACAGCGAACCGACCTTCAGTTCAATTCTGCTGTCCCCGAAGAAGCAGGGCTTCATCGTCAAAATCGCTAACGAGTTGCTCGAAGACAGCGGTTTTGACATTGAAAGCGTCATCGCCGAACAAGCCGGTAACGCAATCGGATTCCGGATCAACGATTTGGCAACCGTGGGAACCGGAACGTCGGAAACTGAGGGTATCGTTGTAGCCGCCGGTTCGGGTGTGACCGCCGGAACCACGAACGCTATCAGCGCAGACGAACTGATTGAACTGGCTTACAGCCTTGATGGTTCAGCCCGTCGTCTGCCCGGTGTTGGCTTCATGGCGAACACTTCGACCGTCGGATTCATCCGCCGTTTGAAGGACAACGATGGTCGGTACATCTACGATCCAATCGTTTCTGGTGAAGATCGTCTGCTTGGTTACCCGATCTTCGAAAACCCGGCAATGGCGGGAATCGCCACCGGGAACAAGGCAGTCGTTTTCGGACATCTGCCGTCGTACAAGATCGTGACCACCGGGCTCGAGGTAGCAACGTCGACTGACGCCTATTTCGCGAACGATGTGACCGCGTACCGCTTCACTTACCGCATGGATGGCAAACTGACCCATGCATCACATGTGAAGTACCTCGCATTGGCTTAGCCGATCGAATCGGAAATCCCCTGGGGTCGTAGGTTGCCCTGGGGGATTTTCGTTTTTCTTGGTACGCTGGTGCCATGCCAACCTACGAAAAAATCAACGGCGGAATCTTGCTTGCAACTAACACGCCTGGAACGTCTACGGGCTACGGTGTGCAAGCAAAATTCTTGGTCGACATGTTCACCCGCCACGGAATCAAAACCGGTGTCGCATCGAATTTCGGTTTGGAAGGATTCCGGGGAAAGATGACGACACCATTTGGTTCGTATCTGCACTACCCGAAAGGGTACAAACCGTATTCCGATGACGTCATCCCAATCTGGTATGACGAATTCAAAGGGCTGCACCCAAAAATCAAAACCGTCCTGATGACGTTGTATGACACCTGGGTGTTCAACGATTTGGTTTTCGATGATCCGATTTGGTCGTATGTGCCGTTGGATCATGTGACGTTGCCACCGGGTGTCGCCAAATTCTTGGGTCGCGACAATGTGAATCCGATCACGATGTCACCGCATGGGAAACGTCAATTGGATCAAGCCGGTATCGACAATGTGTATATACCGCACGTCGTGGATTCGACCGTGTTCAAACCGACGCACAAAATCAACGGGATGGCGACACGCAAATTCATGGATGTTCCGGACGACGCATTTTTGGTGTCAATGGTTTCCGCAAACAAGGCGAACAAGTTGGTTCACCGGAAGGCATTGGCGGAACAATTGATGGCGTTTTCGATGTTCCAAAAGAAGTTCCCGAATTCGTATTTGTATTTGCACATGGAATCGTCGTCGGTGTTTGGCGGTTTCACGTTGGCACCGTTGTTGGAATCGTTGAAATTGTCACCGGACAATGTGATGGTGGCGGATTCGAATACGTTGCGGACGGGATACCCGAATGAAACGTTGGCCGCTTTGTATACTGCGTCGGATGTGTTGATGTGTGCATCGTATGGGGAAGGCTTCGGCGTCCCCATCATCGAATCACAAGCGTGTGGCACACCGGTGATCACATCGAATTGGTCAGCCACACAGGATTTGGCATCGGAATCGTCATGGTTGGTGGATGGTCAACCGTTTTGGGATGCGGCTCAATTGGCGTACTACCAAATCCCGTTCATCAATTCGATTGTGAACGCGTTGGAAATGGCGCATGACGCAGATCGTGGCGTCGATCAAACATCGATTGATTTCGCAAAACAGTTCGGTCACGAATTGGTGTGGCAGACGGATTGGATGCCGTTGTTGAAAAAGGTGTTCGCATGATGTTGGAAGATTTGTCGAACATCCATGCCGGTGAAACGATTTGGGTGTTCGGTTCCGGTTCGTCTGTCGATTTTCTTGATCCAGGTTTTTTCGATGACAAAATCGTGGTGTCAACGAATTTGGTTGCCGAACAATTCCCGTTGAAAAATTTCTATTTGTTCACGCATTACCATCCGGCGGCCAAGCGTCAATTGACCAACCCAGGTTTGATTCACGCGGTCACACATGATGTGTGTTCGACACGTTGGTCATCATCGTATGACTACGGTGAAGGGGAATGGTGTTTCGGCAACCCGCCACCGGAAAATGTAATCATCAATTATTTGTCACGAACGGAACCGCCGGGTTCAACATTCAATCCGTGGGAACATGGCGTCATCGACACAATTTTGTTTGGTTCATCATCGATTCATGGATCAATGCATTTGGCGGCTTACATGGGTGCGAAAAATATTGTGTTGGTTGGTGCCGATTGTGGAACGATCGACGGTATAAATCGAATTTATGGTTACCCGGCAGGTCACACACCGTGGCAGTTGTACAACAATCATTTGGTGGCGATGAAAAAATGGTTGACCGAGTTGTACAACGTCAATGTGTATTCGTTGAATCCGTTCGTGAATTTCAATCTTGAAGGGCACACGTTCAAGGGTGTTTGATGCTTGAAAATCTAATCGTCCCGGTATTGAACCGGTATGACTTGTTGCAACGGATGTTGTCATCAATCGATTACCCAATCAACCATGTCGTCATCATCGACAACGGTTCCGCATACCGTGACCACACACCGCATCTGACCATGCCCGAAAATATAGTACAAGTGACATATTTGCCCATGCCGTCCAATTTGGGTGTTGCCGAATCATGGAATTTGGGAATCAAATTGTTGCCACACGATCGACGATGGTTCATCGTGTCAAACGATGTGTGGTTCGATCCGGGCACAATCGAAAAATTCGAAAACACACCGGATGACGTTTTCGGCAAAGCGGCCAACGCACCGTCATGGCATACGTTCATCATCCCCGACAACATTGTCCACACCGTCGGATTGTTTGATTCCAATCTGTACCCAGCCTATTTCGAAGACAACGACTACGAACGACGCATGGCACACCACGGTTTCACGCCACAACCCATCGCACACGTCAACCACGAAAACAGTTCCACCATCAAATCCGATCCGGAATTGAACCGCCACAACAACGAAACGTTCCAACGCAACCGGAAATACTACGATCAGAAAATGGCGAACAACGACATCACGGCGGGTGTGTACAATCTGCAAACCCGTCGCGCAAATGAATGGTTGCGGAACCGCTAAACTATTGGGGGAAAGGTTTCATCAATGGCAATCACGAATGGCTACGCATCACTCGCAGATGTGAAAGCGGCTTTGCGCATCACGGACAACGTCGACGACTCGTTGTTGGAAATCGCAATCGAATCTGCGTCACGCGAAATCGACGGATATTGTGAACGCGTTTTCTACAATGCGGGAACCGCGACACGGGAATATGTTCCGACAGATTCGTTTCTGACCGACATCGACGACGTCCGTTCAGTCACGGCAATCAAAACGGACACAACCGGGGACGGCACATTCGACACGACTTGGGCTGCCGGTGATTACCAACTGGAACCGGTGAACGGATTTGTCGGTGGAATCGAAACACCATTCACACGCATTCGCGCCATCGGCGATTATTTGTTCCCCGTCTACGATGTGAAAAACGTGAACGCCTACCAAGCATCAGTTCAAGTCACCGGACAATTCGGATTCGCCACGGTTCCCGTCGCCGTCAAACAAGCATGCATTCTGTATTCGTTGCGTCAATTCAAACGCTACGATGCACCATTGGGTATTGCCGGGTTCGGTGATTTCGGTGTCATGCGAGTGTCACGGATCGATCCCGACATCGAAGCATTGTTGTCGCCGTTCCGTCGGGTGCAATTCGCATGACGATTCAAAACATGCGCACCGGGTTGGCGAACAATCTGTCAACCATTTCGGGGTTGCGCACATCGGTTGATGTCCCGGATCAAATCAATGTGCCAATGGCGGTCATATCGTTGACCAGCATCACCTACGACCAAGCGTTTGCCGGCGGGATGACGGAATACAATTTCACGGTCACCGCGTTTGTTGGTCGCGCATCGGAACGAACCGCGCAACGCAAATTGGATGGTTACGCATTCACCGACGCCAACGGTTTCAAAGAAGCAATCGAATCTGATCGAACATTGAATGGTTCCGCATTCGATTGTCGTGTGACGGATATGAGCAACGTGTCTGCTGTATCATTAGGTGAAGTCGAATATTTGACTTGTGATTTCCGAGTCACCGTGATCGCAAACTAAGGAGAAAAGAAGTGGCAAAGTTTGTCGCAACTGATTACAACATAACAATCAATGCTTCGGATTTTTCGAGTTCGTTGGCCGCGGTCACGCTCGACATCACCGCCGAGGAGCAAGAAACAACCGCCTTTGGTTCGGCATGGCGTAAGCGCATCGCCGGTTTGAAGGATGCATCTGTGACACTTGACTTCCACCAGGATTTCGCATCGGGTTCCGTTGACGAAACGCTGTGGTCGAATCTTGGCGGAACGGTTGCAATCGTCATCAAGCCAACCAACGCGACTGTGACGGCATCCAACCCGTCTTATACGTTCAACGCTTTGGTCACACAGACACAGCCTGTGGCGTCCTCTGTAGGCGATCTGGCAACCATGTCGGTCACCTGGCCTGTTGACGGCGAAGTCACACGCGGTACCGCATAATCCGCTAGGATTACAACATGAATTTCAACCTACACATCATGTTCCGTGACGGCACCACAAAAGATGTCGTCGGGATTGCGGCTGACATTGTTGCATTCGAAACCAAGTTCGATCTGTCGATGGCGCGTTTGGAAAAAGAAGTGCGGATGACGCATTTGTTTTTCTTAGCGTGGCACGTCGAAAAACGAACCGGTGGAACCAACGACGAATTTGAAAAGTGGCTTGAAACCGTTGACATGGTTCAGGCAGCCGAACCAAAAAAATAGTTGGGCTGGGCGACCAGTCAATCCATTGGTTGATTGCAACCATTGCGGTGGAAACAGGGTTGTCGCCAACCGAATTGATGAATCTTGAACCACGCATGTTGTGGACGATTCAACGGTACATGGTGGCGCGTGCGCAGAAGGAACAGCAACAACACCGCCGGCGCTAAAATGGAAGTGATCGGAGCGTGCAAATGGTGACCAGAATTTTCGGGAATGATCCCGTCATTTCCATCGACATTGAATCGTCGAAGATCGACCGCATGAAAAAAGAATTGATCAACATCGATCAGAAGGTGCGACGTCGTCTGTCACGCGATTTGCGATCCGATTTGCAACCAATCGCACAGGACATCAACAAAGCGGTTCCGGGCAAAGCGCCGTTGTCTGGTATGACGCCACGTTGGGGACGGACGAACTACAACATCCGAACATTCCCGAAGGGTCGTCCCGGTCGTGCGATTGCGACGATTGACATTGCCGGGGATTCCGCACCGATGAACAAATTGTTAGCCATCACGGAACGTGCCGGTTCACGGTCACGCGGTTTCACACCGACCGGAAAATCGATGATCAATTCATTGAACGAACGGTATCCCATGAGCGGTTCCGGTGGACGTTTTGTGTGGAAGGCGTGGATGAAGTTCCGTCCCCGCGCAACCGGAACGGCGATTGGTATTTTGCAACGATTCATTGACGAAACCAACCGACAGGTGAAACCGTAATGGCACTTAAGCCGATCGTCTTACCGATCACATACAAGTCCGATCCGAAGGGTTTGCGCACCGCGCAACAACAACTGACCGGGTTGGTTTCCGGTATTGGCAAAGCCGTCGCCGGTGCCACAGCCGCCGTTGCCGGAATCGGTGCCATATCAATCAAAGCGTTTGCTGATTTTGATTCCGCGATGAATCAATCCATCGCCATCATGGGTGATGTATCGGATTCGATGCGGACGGACATGGCGGATGCGGC